TCCAGCAAACAATTCATATGTTAATAACCCGCCCATATTAGTTGAACTTAACAAATAGGTATTTGTATAGGCTAAGTTGAACGGTTCAAACACTGTTCCACCGCCACCGCCACCAGATCTAGATCCAATGCTTCGTCGATAAATTTCCCGTACTACTTGGATTTCGTTTGGTAAGGTATAAACGTTTTGATCTTCGGATAGGGTTAAAAACGCAAAACTTTCTTCTACAGAATTATCCCCTCGTTGCCGAAACACTGCTAAACTACGCTGAATTGCTGTTTCGTAGTGCTGCGGGTCTAGTTCTACGTCGACCATGCCGTCGCCCAGCATTAAGCGACAATAGTCGAATACTTTTTGTTTTTCTTGATCTAGTTGGCTCATGCTAGTATTTATTACAGCGGTAAATATATGACTATGCCAAGACTCAGTTTATACAAGCCCGAAAAAGGCAATGATTACAAATTTATAGACAAAAATATCTGGGAAATGTTCCAAGTTGGTGGTACAGATGTTTTAGTTCACAAATATATAGGACCTGGTGATCCGTTGCCCGGTGCTAGCACACCTACAACACCGGTTTATACTGGTGGTATTCCTGAGTTACAAATACAAGATTTGTTGTTTCTAGAAAACAGAGACAGAAAATACGACCCCGATGTATACATTTTGAGAGGTGTATACAACATAAGCGATCTAGATTTTAATCTATCACAGTTTGGTTTATTTTTACAGAACGACACAGTTTTTATCACTTTCCATATTAATGATACTGTAGAAAAAATAGGTAGAAAATTACTAGCTGGGGACGTTATTGAGCTACCGCATTTGAAAGATTACAATGCCTTGAACGATTTAAAATTTGCTCTAAAAAGATTTTATGTTATAGAAGAAGTTAGTCGAGCTGCAGAGGGATTTTCTGCCACATGGTATCCACACTTGTATAGAGCAAAATGTACTCCATTAGTAGACAGTCAAGAATTCAAACAGATTCTAGATGGGTTAGCCGACGATACTGGAGAGGATACTAATACTACCTTGCGTGATATAATGAGCACCTATGAAACAGAGATGCGTATCACCGAAGCAGTATTAGATCAAGCCGAATCAGATGCTCCCAAGAGTGGCTATGATACCACAATGTATTACACCGTACCATTAGATGAGCAAGGAAATGTAAAACTAGTCACCACAGACGACGGTGATATTGAAGCCAGCAACGAAAGTGCTGCGGTAGATGCCAGTGTCATTATAGCAACACCAACCAAAGATGGATATCAAAGTTATCACGAAGATGGAGCAACTCCCAACGGTGCTCCTTTTACCAGCGGTATTACGTTCCCCGGCACCCCAGTAGAAGGGCAGTTCTGTCTTAGAACAGATTATTTCCCTAAGAGATTGTTTAGATTCAATGGCAAGCGTTGGGTCAAATACGAAGACAACGTAAGAATGACCATGAGTAATCTTGGAACTTCTGACACCGAATCTGGAGAAAGATTTGAAGGTAGGGACACAAGACAAAACCAAAAAGGCACATTTATCAATAACACAAATGAAAGAATGATAGATGGCAAACTGGTTAAAGAAAAACAGAGCTTGAGCAAAGCATTAAGACCTAAGGCGGATGAATAATGGATTTTTTCTATGACGGACAGATAAGAAGATACGTAACTCAGTTTATGCGTATCTTTATTGGGTTTAAGTATCAAGCGGGCGATGGATCTTTAAAACAAGTTCCAGTAGCCTATGGCGATCTTACTAAACAGGTAGCACAGATTATTAGAGAAAATTCTGAAAACAAAATGCCTAGCGTTCCTAAGATTGCCTGTTATATTACTGGAATAGAACTAGATAGAAATAGATTAGCTGACGCAAGTTATGTTAGTAAAGTTAGTATCCGTGGTAGATCTTTTGAATCGTTTGATGACGAAACAGGTCAACCTATATATGATAATACACAAGGTGGCGGGTATACCATTGAAAGATTAATGCCTACACCATTTAAACTAAGCATGAGAGCAGACATTTGGAGTTCTAACACCGATCAAAAACTACAGTTGTTAGAACAAATATTAGTGTTATTCAATCCTAGCTTAGAAGTACAAACCACAGACAATTACATTGATTGGACTAGTCTTAGTGTTGTTGAATTAACCGCATCTAATTTTACTTCTCGAGCTATTCCCCAAGGAACCGAAGTTGATATAGATATATGTTCATTAGATTTTGAAATGCCTATCTATATAAGTCCGCCAGTTAAAGTTAAAAAACTTGGTGTCGTACAGAATATTATTATGAATATGTTTGACGATGATGGACAGTTAAAACCATTAGCCGAGCTAGCATTTAATAGTCCAGTTGATTCTAAAGATATTAAATCAACATCAATTATTACCACTCCTGGAAACTTTGGTGTATTATTACTTTCATCAAAGACTGTTACAGGTTTTGAAACAGGATCATATTACGTTAGTGCTTTAGATGTTAATGAAGCTGTTGTTGAAAGTGGGTTAGACATACCTAAAAAGGCTGCTGCTGTGATTGACTGGAATAAAATTATTCCCCAGTATGGAAAATATCGTCCTGGTATAAGTCGAATTAGATTCTTACAACCTAGCGGCTATGAGTTGGTGGGTACATTTAGTATCAATGAAGTGGATTCACAATTTTTAGTAGTAGATTTTGATTCTGATTCTGAACCTCAAACTGACTTAATCATTAACGCTATTATAAATCCGCAGACATATGACCCCAGAACAAGTTTACTGCTGGGAACAAAATATCTAATATTAGAAGATATTGGATCAGAGGGCAATGTTGACGGTGCTGACGCATGGAAAAATTCTGATGATTCGGACTTTGTGGCGGTCGCAAATTCTATAATTGAATGGGACGGTGATAGTTGGGCAGTAATTTTTGATCCTTTGATTGAGCACACTGAACCTTACTACATTAAAAATCTTAAAACTGGTATCCAGTACAAATGGGAAGATGGTCAATGGCTTAAATCATTTGAGGGCGAATATACAGCCGGATACTGGAGTTTTGACTTAGAAGGATGATATATAAAGGCATGCAGAAACATGCCGGTATACTTTTCATATCTAAAAAAACTTCTAGAGTACTAATGATTCTAGAAGATCTCAAATGGACTGTTCCAAGTTTTCCTAGAGATAAATCTGTTGTTGAAGATGCTCAATCTATTATCCAAGAATATTATGGGCAAGAAGCTAGATTAGTGCCGGTTGAATTATATCTAAGTCAAGATAGCGGTTTTGAATTTTCCACTTATATTTGTTTAGTTGAACAAGAATTTGTCCCATCAAACAATCAAACTTTTTGTTGGACTATGATCGATGTGCTACCAAAAGGTGTACATACTGGATTAAAAAATACCCTCACAAATAAAATTATCAAAACTAAAATTGATACTATATTACTAATGGGGACTTCGTTATGAAATTATCTATTACTAAAAATAAAAATTTTATATCAGACTGTAAACGTTACGAAACTTTTATAAAAGAAACTAAAAGTTTAGAATTAGAAAAACTGTATAAAAGATTTTTATCTCAAGCTAAAAATATCGATGCTATCTCAGAATCTTTTGAATTAATATCTAATGGTACTAGATTGAGTGAGGAACGAGCTCGATTAAAAAACATTAGAATAGAATTAGAAAAGAAAATTATATTGTTGAAAGAAAAGACTCGACAGACATAAATTTATAGTCTCCTATTTTTTCAATTAATTTTGTGTTATCAGAGCAGGTATATCTCTGATATTGATTTATTAAATCTGTAGGAAATTCAATTTCTTCAATCGCAGCTGAATATTTTTTTGATATTAAATCAGCTACTTCACGGAAAGACACAGCAGTTCCTGTTCCTAAATTAAAGATTCCATTAAAATTTTTATTTGAAGCTGTTAATTTTATGTTTACTATATCGTCAACACAGATAAAGTCTCTTTGAAAATTTTCACTGTTTTTAAAAATTTGTATCTTTCCCGTGTCTAAGGCCTGTTGACTAAATTTAGTAATAGGGCTTGCTTGATCTTTCTTGTGAATTTCATTTTTTCCATAGACATTAAAATATCTCCAACCTTGTATGTTAGCATTGGGATAATCTAATAACGTAGAATACACATATTGATCAACTAACATCTTACTAGTAGCATACAATGACCTAGGGTTAAGAGGCTGTGATTCTACAAATGTGTTGCTATCACCGTAGACTGATGCCGAACTAGCGTATGATAAAACAAAATTATTTCTTACAGCTTGGTCAACAAGCCAATAACTAGGCTGTAGATTGTATTGATCAATTTTATTTTGATCTCGTTCAGTAGTTGATGATATCGCACCTTCGTGAAATACAACATCAACTTTTAACCAATGATTCCAAATGCCATAAAAATCCTGTGGAGATATAATTTCTGAAAATTTT